AAGAAAGCTGAAGGGGCAGATGAGGTCGAATATAACGGGAAGAGGTATGTTCGATCCGGTCCTAAGAACTCGGCAAGCGAGCCGGGTCCTTGGCGTGAAGCCACCTACACCAAGGGTGCTATTAAGGAAAGCTCTCAGGCTCTTGACAAAGATAAGCTAATCAACCGTGACCAGTTTGAGGAAGAGCAAGATCCTTCTTGGCATGCTACCCTGGTAAACGGCGGCTACAGCGTGTACCTGAAGGCCGATAAGCCGATTGCTGTCTTTAGCCGTAAGGACGGCCAAGGCTACATCTTGCAACCTGGTGAATGGACTGGATCCAGCATGGATCTGGTAGATGCGTTTAAGGCTTTACTCGTGAATGAGTCATCGATCAGTTCATTGCTCAAGTACATGCAACCGTTACAAGAAAACCTTGCTATCAGTTCATTTGAGCAGCTAGAACAGCTGATGGAGGCTTTAAAGGGCTCACGCGTGAGCTGCTTTATTGTGACACCAAAAGATGTACCTGAGCTGAAGGATGATGTGTTTGCTATTAAGAATGAGTCCGAAGTTGTTGACTTCCTGGTCACGCTCTTAGGTATTCCTCGCGATGGGACCTCATACAAGATTCGTACCGGCTTCATGGCATACGATGAACCTCACAAGGTTCTGTTCTTTTCCAAGAACAAGTATGACCTGCCGGCTTACCTTGGAAAGCGTCCTGTAAAGTAATTTGTGAAGCCTCTCTGATGTTACTGAACTTCAAAGAGGCATCACAAGCCTGATCCCCAAAACCGCATTTGAAATGACCGTAGGACTTCCACGGTCATCTTGGTGATGTTTAACATCCAAAAATGTAGCGAGTTTTGAACAATACCTGTAAATAAAAATGTTAGCCATTGGTTAGCATATCTAACCCAACTCGAGAACGGAGACAACGCATGGATGAAATCCTCAAAAAGCTGCTAGAGTCCGATGTTCTGAGCGAAGAAACTAAGGCTGAACTGCAAGAGCAGTTTAAGTCGGCGGTTGACACCTTCCTTTCCGAGGAACGTGCTAAGCTCGAACAACAGATTACAGCACAGCTTACCGAAGAGTTCGTAACGGCTCAAGAACAGCTTACTGAAGCACTCGATGTAAAGATCGATACCTTCCTTGCTGCTGAGTTTGACGAACTTAAGGAAGACATCAATAAATTCCGTGACCTCGAAGTCGAATATGCCGAAAAGTTGGTTGAGGAAAAAGAAATCCTCGCATCCCAACTGAGCGAAGAGCTTGATCAACTTGTTGATAAGCTTGATGCGTTCCTCGAAGTCCGCCTTGATGAAGAGTTTGCTGAACTCAAGGAAGACATTGCTGAAGTTAAAAAGCTCGAGTTTGGCCGTCGTATCTTCGAAGCAATGGAATCCGAGTTTCGCAAGCACCGTGTTTCAGATACCAGCAAGCTGGAAAGCGAACTGGCTGAAGCTAAGGAACAGCTTGATGATGCAAAACGCCGCATTGGCTCAATGCAGCGTGAACGTATCGCCGAAGCCCGCAACAGCAAAATGGAAGAACTTCTCTCCCCACTTAGCGGCACCGCTAAGGAACAGATGAAGATCATTCTGTCCAATGTTGCAACAGAGAAGCTTGATGAAGCGTATAAGGTTTACCTGACCCGCGTCCTCAAAGAATCCACCGCATCTGTGGTGAAGACTGAAGAAGCTAAGAAGGAACAGCTGTCGGAGTCCAAGGAACAAATCGCGGAAGCGACCCTTGTAACTGGCAACGAAGTGTCCGACGATGCAGATGATGTCGAGACACAACCCGATCAGCTGTCACGTATTCGCCGGCTGGCTGGTTTAGCCTAACCAAAACTTTCCAATTAGGAGACTGTAGAATGAAAGAACTTCTTGAATCCAAGGTTTGGCAGGGTACCAAGCAAGCTCTGCTTGAGGGCCTTGACGACCGTCGTCAAAAGATCGTCGAAACTGTGCTTGAGAACCAACGCAAGCACTTGATGGAAACCCCTGCTGCCGACGTCACTGGCACCGGCAACATCGGTAACTTCCAGAAGATCGTTATGCCGATGATCCGTCGTATCATCCCGGGTACCATCGCAACCGAAATCGTTGGCGTTCAGCCGATGACCGGTCCGACCGGCCTGATCTTCTCAATGCGTTATGTTTACAAGAACAACGCAACCGTTGATGCTTCTGAAGCACCGGGTGGTAACATCGCAGTTGACGACGAAGCCTTCGGCAACACCTCGTCCACCGCACCGTTCGCATCCCGTATGCGTCGCTTCTACGCTGGCGGCGTGACCCCGGCCGCTTCTGGTGGCATCTACGGCGGTACCGCAGGCGTTAACGTTGGTGGCCCGTTCACCCCGGCTGGCGCATTTAGCCTGGCATCCGCTCCGCTGTCCGGCGAAGGTGGTGATGTTGTCGACATGGAATCCTTCCCAGGTCGCGCAATGGGTATTCAAGTGCTGCGTCAAGCAGTTGAAGCCAAGACCCGCAAGCTGCAAGCTAAGTGGTCGATCGAAGCTATGCAGGATCTCTCCAGCCAACACGGTCTGGACCTGGAAGCTGAAATCACCCAAGCTCTGTCTGCAGAGATCGTGCACGAAATCGACAACGAAGTCGTGACCGACCTGATCAAGCTGGCTGGTACAACTGAAACCTTCGATATGGCTGGTGCCTTCACTGGTACTCCGCACTATATCGGTGACCGTCACGCTGTTCTCGGTGTCCTGATCAACAAGGTTGCAAACGATATTGCTGCTAAGACTCGTCGTGGTGCAGGTAACTTCATCATCGTGTCTCCGCAAGTTGTGTCCGTGCTGCAATCTGCTGCTAAGTCTGTGTTCGCACCGGCTGTTAGCGGCTCGTTCGAAGGCCCGAACAACACCAAGCTAGTTGGTACCCTGAACGGTACTATCAAGGTTTACTCCTTCCTGTTCGACGCATCCTTCGGTGCTGTTGCTGCAGGTTCGTCCGTTCCTGGTGGTGCAACCGCTTCTTCGCAGATCGTTCTGGTCGGCTACAAGGGCGGCAACGGCGAGACCGACGCAGGTTACTTCTACTGCCCGTACATCCCGCTGATGACCAGCAACACCGTTGTGGATCCGCAGACCTACAACAACCAAATCGCTGTGCTGACTCGCTACGGTAAGGCAACGTTCACCTCGACCGCTACCTCCCTGGCTAACTCGGCTGATTACTACGGTAAAATTGTTGTAAACAACCTGACCTTCCTGTAATCGGAAGCCGGCCGCAAGGCCGGTCAGGTTGCTACAGCAAACCGCAGTAATAAGAAAGGCCACCTTCGGGTGGCCTTTTTATTTGCGTGCATAAAATATACCCCTTTTGCACAATGTGTTACTATACATTCATTAGCTTACAAAACCTGATAGTGATTACAACTCATTTTGAAAGGATTTACTATGGGCAATCGTTCTGCTCCTAAAGATAGCCGTGCTGCTATTACCTGTGGTCTCAAAGCTACAATTAAGCTGACCGACGGTACCCCTGCTGATTACAAGGCTTTTCTCGATAAAATGGCTTCATCTAGAGTCAATACTATTGGTGGGGTCTTAGCAGGTGTTAACCAGTTCTACTTCAATGTAGAACGTTCATCAGCTGCAGGCACAAACATTTATGATATGAAGCGTCAGCTTAATCGTATCAAGGATAAGTTGCAATCACCCGTGTCAGTTATGATCGAATCATGTGTTCGTACGAACATTCAGCCACGCATCGATGCACGTACAGTTGCAGCTAATGCAATTAAGCAAATTGCTGAAAAGGTTGCAAAAGACAATGGCCTTTCATTGAAGACCCATTTGATTGAGTTTGAATAAACAAAAAGAAGGCCACCTTCGGGTGGCCTTTTTATTTGTGCGCAAGCTTGATTACTTTATACTTAGCTTGCGCATAAGAAGCTTGATCAGCAACCAGTCCTGAAAATATACCTGCTTGCCAGGAACTGTCGACTTCAGCAGATGATCACGTTGGTCATCATCTTCTGCATAGTCATTGATGAGCTGAATTAGCTCAGCTTGATTTTCAGCAGTGCACGGAACCGATACATCATTGCAGCAAGCATTGAGCATTTCCTCGCTTGCTTGCTCCAGCACAGAGCTGAAGACATCCTTCTCGGTAGTATTCAACATGATTAGCCCTCAACCTTCATCCAGCGGCCATCAGCCTGCTTTTCGTACTTTTGACCGTAGCCCAAGCCCAGACGACCGATTCCGAATTGCTTATAAGAAGTTTCGGTCATGTTTGCCCAGGGACCCATCTTGGTCTTACCGTCATACATCACTTTGTCATACTTGTCACCGAAGTCATCGGTATCACCGAGCGGAGACATCCAGTACTTAGCGGCCATGATATTCACCTTTGCTGTTATGATGAGATGATTATAACAGGAATTTGAGGTCAATGTAAACAAACCTGTTAGGCTTACTTTGGCCCATTTAATTTTCCATAGCTTGAGTTTTGATAGCTTATTGTAAACTACGGCGAATGTACGATATTCACGTTTGCAATAATCTTCAACCCATTGCTTTATTTCAGACTTTGATGCATTGGGGTTATTTCAAATTGTTTGATACGTATGATAAAGACAAAAGAAGACTAGGCAGTGTGATGTAAAGCACGCTGCCTAGAAGGATTGAATGAGAATTAGATTTGCTGGAGGATCAGTGCAGCTTGCAGGCGGTCACGGGCATTCAGCTTCTCAAAGACCGTGTTGAGATGGGATTTGACCGTGCGAATGGTCAGGCCAGTAGCAACAGCAATTTCTTTGTTGCACATACCTTCCTTCAGGCACATTGCAACTTGATACTCACGTGGGGTAAGCTTCTTGATCAGCTTAGCTGCTTCACCAGGCTGAACTTCTTCGGTGTCAGCATCCTTGGTTAGGTTGTTCAGACCTTGTGCAACTTGATCAAGGTCGTCCGCAATAGCGGTGCAATTAGGATGAACCAATGCTTGAATTTGTGCCTTGATTGCAAGGACGTCTTTGTACAGTTGTTCTAAGGTGGCGCGCATGTTGAAAATCTCTTCTTTGGGTTAGAACCAGCTTGGCTTTGTCTTTGTGAGGAATGACTGAAGACCCTCCTTGCCTTCAGCCGTGGAACGAACACGGGCCGTGCATACAACCGTGCTGTCAATGAGAGGTTGATCAATGAGACTATGTGCAGCCGCAAAAATAAGCTGTTTTGTCTCTCGAATGGCATTTGGGCCGCAAGCCTTGAAGGACTTGATCAGCCTACCAATGCAAGCATCAAGCGCATCAATCGATGTTGTAGAAGCATGAAGCATGCCAAGACTTTCTGCAACTTCCGCAGAAAAGACCTCACCTGTTAACATGAATCGACGTGCTTGATGTTCGCCCATAGCTTTAACTACATATGGGCTGACTACTGCTGGTACAATGCCTAAGCGAACTTCAGGCATTGCAAACATCACATTTGTCAAGCTAACCGTGATGTCAGTACAGAATGCTAAGCCTACCCCACCGCCAAAGGCATCACCTGTGACTCGTGCAATAGTAGGTTTGGGGAGGAAGTGAATAGTAGAGTACATCTTGGCCAGATGTTGGCTGTCAACGATGTTCTCATCAAATGTCTTGCAGGCTGATTGCTGCATCCACTCAATATCGGCACCAGCACAGAAGTGGGTACCATTGGCAGTAAGTATCACAGCTCGAACGGCCGGATCTTGCCCAACTTGGGTGGCGGCCTCTGTGATGTCAGCGATCAGTTGGTGGTTAAGTGCATTGCGTTTCTCAGGTCGGTTCAGTGTAATCGTTGCCACGCCGTCATTGACGACCAATGTTATTGTTTGAAAGCTCATGCTACTCAGATCCTAGATTGGTAGGCTCGCCTACCGTTATTAAGAATAATTGTAACACATTTGATCATGTCTTGTAAACAGCTGAAATGGATCAACACTATAAAATTGCCTCACTAGATGCCTTGAAACATAAATATGCATGACTAACCTTGAGACCTCAACGAGGAGACAAGAAACATGCCAACACTAGTTTCTCCAGGCGTAAGCGTAACCATCGTAGATGAGAGCTTCTACGTTGCTGCCACTGCAGCAACTGTTCCCCTCTTCTTTATTGCTACGCGCGCTGACAAAAAGAAGGCAGACGGTATCACCGATGCACCGGGTGCTAAAGAGCACGGTATTGTTCGCACAATTACCTCTCTTAACTCATCTGTTGACACCTTTGGTGTTCCGTACTTCCGCCGTGACAATTTGGGCAATGAGCTACATGGTGACTGCCGCAATGAATACGGCCTGTTCGCCCTGAACCAATACCTGTCTATCGGTAACCGTGCTTATGTAGTACGTGCCGACGTAGACCTGGCTGACTCCGATGTCGTGACCTTTACTGTTGCACCTCCGACCTTCGTCGGTGCAGGTAACGGCACCATGACTGGCATCGGTGTGAACCAAGTTTCTGCACAAGCTGAGACATGGGCAATCACAGCAGTATCGCCGACGACCTTCTCGGTCAACGGCTTCCTGTCCGGCCCACAAGGTAATGCAACCGTTGGTGTTCCTTACAACAACGGTCTGATCTCCTTCACCATCAATCAGGGAACAACCCCGTTTATGGCAGGTGATGCATTTACCTTGACAATTACCCAAACCGTCGTATCCAACCCGTTGGGTGCTAATGATGCCGCTAAGCGTGTGTCCATCGTGACCGCACTGCAAGCTGAGATTAACAGCAACCAAGACGTGCGTTCGGAATACTTTGAGTACAACCTGATCCTGTGCCCAGGCTATCATGAAGTTGTTGACGAGTTGCTGAACCTGAACCAGTCTATCAACGAAGAAGCCTTCGTGATTGCTGATACTCCGTTCAACAAGACTCCGGAAGACACGGCTACTTGGTCATTGACTTCGGCTCGCTATCGTAGCCAAAACGTGGCTTACTACTACCCGCATGCATTGGCTTCCAACCTTGACGGTCATGATGTGTTTGTTGCAGCTTCTGGCTGTGCATTGAAGGTTTACACCTACAGTGATAACGTGTCTGAAGTGTGGTTCCCACCTGCAGGCTTCCGCCGTGGTGTGCTGACCGGTGTTTCTAAGGTCGGTTATGTAACTGGTACCCTGGGTACAGCTACTACCTTTGTAGAGACTCCGCTGAACCAAGGCCAACGCGACATCCTGTATGAGTTCTTCAAGAACATCAACCCAATCCCGTTCTTCCCAGGACGCGGCATTGCAGTGTTCGGTCAAAAGACTTCGTATAGCCTGACCTCCGCTCTCGACCGTGTGAACGTTGTTCGCATGCTGGTCAAGATCAAGCGTGAGATTCGCAAGGCTTCGATGGCCTACCTGTTCGAATTGAATGATCGCATCACACGTGAGTCTATCAAGCAGATGATCGATGATTATCTGAATGACATCATGGTTCGTCGTGGCCTGTATGACTATGCTGTGATCTGTGATGAGTCGAACAACACCTCGGTGCGCATCGACCGTAATGAGCTGTGGGTTGACATTCTGGTCAAGCCAGCAAAGGCTGTGGAATTTATCTACATCCCGATCCGCGTGGTTTCGACCGGCGCAAAGATCTAAGCTAACACGGTTTAGCTTCAAGGCCTCCTTCGGGAGGCCTTTTTCTTTACTGTGACCTGTTTACATTGACCTAAAGCCCGGATATAATCATTCCATCTTAACAAATAAAGCAGATCAATCATGGCTGATGATTACATGCTGCAGCGCAAAGCTCAACTGGTGGCAAATGCCTTTGCAAAGGCATACAACAAGAAGCACGGTACTAAGATTCCTGTGCCTATTGAAGTAAGCTTCGAGCTTGAACAGACCGACCCTAAATGTGCCGGCATGGCATATCATGATCGGCTTCGTATTGGGCTTAACATGATTCTCTTCCGTGACAATGTCAAGGAGTTTCTGA